TTACGGGTTCTCTGAAGACTCCACCGCTGGCCTGAAGACTTAACATATCCAGGGATTTGAAATCGATAAACCCTGATAAATATCCATGAACGCAAAAATCAGATACGGCCTGTCGGCTGCCGTTCTGGCGCTGATTGCCGCAGGTGCGCCTGCGCCTGACATTCTCGACCAGTTTCTGGATGAAAAGGAAGGTAACCACACCACGGCATACCGTGATGGTGCGGGTATCTGGACCATCTGCCGCGGTGCCATCCTGGTGGATGGTAAACCTGTCGTTCCGGGCATGAAGTTGTCGAAGGAAAAATGCGACCGGGTTAACGCCATTGAGCGTGATAAGGCGCTGGCATGGGTGGCGAAAAACATCAAAGTGCCACTGACTGAACCCCAGAAAGCGGGTATTGCGTCATTCTGTCCTTACAACATTGGCCCAGGTAAGTGTTTCCCGTCGACGTTTTACAGACGAATTAATGCTGGTGATCGCAGGGGAGCATGTGAGGCGATTCGCTGGTGGATTAAGGACGGTGGCAGAGATTGCCGTATTCGTTCAAACAACTGCTACGGTCAGGTATCCCGTCGTGACCAGGAGAGCGCGCTGGCGTGCTGGGGTATCGACAGATAAGCAGAATATTTTGCTGAAAAATAAGGCATGGCCACGCGGGCGGATAACATGAAATCCTGCGAACTGGCGAAACGTAAGTGAATAAAAGTAAAAACCCCGTTTGTTGGCAGCAAGCGGGGTTTTGTTTTTATGGCAGTAAGCTATGGGAGGCTGCCTTGATTGATTTTAGCAAACTGATTAGGGAGTTGCGACTCATGATTAGTCAATTACCAAACTGGAAATTTTTGCTGGTCTGGAGCATCCCTTTTTTATGGGTAGTATCCCAGTTAATTGTGGCAATTAAGGGGTAGCTATGTCAGACAAACTCATAACGCCGGCAAAGGTCCTGTGTGTGATTGTCGGTATTTCATTTTCACTAATGCTGGTTGCTCTTTTTCTGTCCCTCGCCTGGGTGATGTTGTCTTCGTCGGGGCTGCTGGGGTGACAGTGACTGATGACATCAGCAGAGCGCTGGCTTTTGCTATTAAGTGGGTGGCTGTTGGTATTGCTGTGTCTCCGATGCTGTATGGGCTGGCAAAACTGGTCATTGCGCTGAAATCGTGAACTTTAAAAAGATGAGTGCTGAACTTATTCGGGCAATGGCATTTGCCATTCGTATTGTGGCCATTGCTGTTCTGGTCTGGGTAATCCGTTGGTGGTGATATGAACCGTGTTCTGTGTGTGGTGATTATTGTCCTGCTGGTAGCCTGTGGTGTGCTTAGTCTGGGGCTGAATCATTACCGCGATAACGCCATCACCTACAAAGCGCAGCGCGATAAAAAAGTCAGTGAGCTGAAACTGGCGAATGCCACTATTACTGACATGCAGCAGCGCCAGCGAGATGTCGCTGCGCTTGATGCCAGATACACGAAGGAATTAGCCGATGCGAGAGCTGAAATTGAAACTCTGCGCGCTGATGTTGCCGCTGGTCGTAAGCGCCTGCGGGTCAACGCCACCTGCCCCGGTACCGTGCGTGAAGCCACCGGCACCTCCAGCGTGGATAATGCAACCGGCCCCCGACTGGCAGACACCGCTGAACGGGATTATTTCATCCTCAGAGAACGGTTGATGACAATGCAGAAGCAGCTGGAAGGGGCGCAGGAATATATCCGCACTCAGTGCACTAAGCTGGCTTTTTATTATCCGGAGGATACATGAAGAAATTACGGGTAACCGTAGAACCTTTTCAGGGAACAATTCCGTTCCGTATTTTGCAGCGTGGTCGTGTTCTTGTTGAAGGTTCGTTCAGTGGTAAATGTACGCAATTACACTCCCGGACCTTTCAGGTGAATGCCACGAATGAAGAGCTAACCGTGGAGTGTACGATGAATGCCGCTAAATGCCGCATGGTATCCGCTGCATTACAGCCAGTGTGTTGAGCGACCTTATTATTCATGCGCGGTATTGTCGCCGTATTCCTGCATTAACAGAGACCGCAGCCCGACCGGGAGAATCCTCTGCGCGAGTGTGCGGGGATAATCAAAAACGATACACACCGGGGTTTACCGCGTTAACGGAGCGCGGCGTTGTCCCCTCATGGTCGCTGGTCCGGTGCGATGGTGGAAGAAGCCGGATGTTTATCACTATTAATTGATAACACAGAAATGGATTCATTGATTTTCAGCACGTTTTTGTATTCGTATTATTGAACATCTGTTTATTTTACTTTTAACATATTGATAATAAAAAGAGCTGTAAATCTTTAGATGAGTCGATTTTGTCCGGGGAAGTTCAAATGGATTTTATGCTGACGGTTTCTGGTGTGGTTATCCTGTCCATTGCTTATACTGCAGATAAATATGGCTGCCATTTGTTATCACGTATTGGCGCTTATTGTTCGTTGATGCTGATTTTCTCGTCGCTTTTTTTTTGAGTAAGTTATATTAATTATAACAAATAATTTTCTGTGTTATTTTTTCAGGCTATCCCGTCAGAGGGGAAGCCTGTACTGCCGGGGAGCGAATGGAAAACTGATGTGTCCGGTAACTGCGTGTTCTGTGAACACCATGTTACTTAATTATGTAATTCATACCCGAACTCTCTGTTGACAGCCTTCTTCTGCAGGCTTCAATAACCCACGCTGAAAAGTTTCCTGAACCTTTCAGATCAAGAGCGATGTTAATTTGTTCAATCATCTGGTTTGGAAATCGGATGTTGCGGGTTGTTGTTCTGCGGGTTCTGTTCTTTGATGACATAATGTTTCCCCATATTCAGTGTTGCTGATTTGTATTATCTGAAGTTGCTTTTACGTTAATTTGACGCAGATCAATTAATACGATACCTGCGTCATAATTGATTATTTCTCGTGGTTTGATGGCGTACACACATGTTGTGATAAACCTTATATAGATGATAATCATTATCATTTCGTGGGTCCTTTCCGGCGATCCGACCGGTTACGGGGCGGCGACCTCGCGCGTTTTCACTATTTATGAGATTTTTTGAGGGGGTGGTTGTTGTTTAATTGTTTGGTATATCTACTTGATAAGTAAGGTGAAAATAAAATAAATACAACAACCTTACGATGTGTTTTGATGTCGTCAATGCGAAAAATGTCAATGATATCAAATGGTTTTGCAAAAACACATGGTTGTTGTTTCGCTTTTTATCGATGACTTATGGAGAGGAGATGGCCTTTTTATTGAATAAAAGTGATATGGCCTCCTCCATCGGTATCTCTGTTCAGGCATTTGATAAATGGGGCGTTCCTCCTGTTGAACGTCGGGGGAGGGAAGTTTTATATGACGTTAAAACTGTACTGGAGATAGATCGCGAGCGGCGACAACACAATCAGAGAACACCTGATGACGGGGGAGAACTGGAGGAAAGGCTGCTTCGGGCCAGAGCTGAACTGACAGAAGAACAGGCTGCAGCTCAAAAACTTAAAAATCAGGTAACCGAAGGTAAGCTCATCGATTCAGACTTCTGCGTTTTCGCCCTCAGCAAACTGGCGATGGCATTGTCCAGTACGCTTGATTCCATTCCGTTATCCATGCAGCGACAGTTCCCGGATTTAACGCCACGTCATATTGACCATCTGAAAACCCTTATTGCTAAGGGGGCAAATCAGTGTGCGCGGGCAGGGGATAAATTACCGGATTTACTCGATGAATATATCAGAGCAACAACTGAATAATATGGTGGCCGCCGTTTCGGTTGCGCTGCAGCCTCTGGTCAGGGTTGTACCGATGACGGCAGTTGAATGGGCTGACCAGTATTATTATCTGCCGAAAGAATCCTCATACGGTGACGGCGAATGGAAAACGCTGCCGTTCCAGATCGCCATCATGAACAGTATGGGGAATGATCAGATCCGCACTGTTAATCTGATTAAATCTGCCCGTGTTGGCTATACAAAGATGTTGCTGGGAGTCGCCGGGTATTTTATTGAGCATAAATCCCGAAACAGTCTGCTTTTTCAGCCCACGGATTCTGCCGCTGAAGATTTTATGAAGTCTCACGTGGAGGCGACGATTCGGGACGTGCCATGCCTGAAAGATCTTTCCCCGTGGCTGGGTCGTAAACATCGTGACAATACTCTCACGCTGAAACGCTTTTCATCGGGGGTGGGCTTCTGGTGCCTGGGTGGTGCGGCAGCAAAAAACTACCGTGAAAAATCCGTGGACGTGGTCTGCTATGACGAACTTTCCTCGTTCGAGCCGGATGTCGAAAAAGAGGGCTCGCCAACCCTGCTGGGGGATAAGCGTATTGAGGGCTCGGTATGGCCAAAATCCATTCGCGGCTCGACGCCTAAAATAAAAGGCTCCTGCCAGATCGAAAAAGCGGCCAACGAGTCGGCGCATTTCATGCGTTTTTATGTGCCCTGCCCGCACTGTGGGGAGGCGCAGTATCTGAAATTTGGCGATGAGTCCACGCCTTTTGGCCTTAAATGGGAGAAGGACAGCCCCGAAAGCGTTTTCTACCTCTGTGAACATCATGGCTGCGTGATCCATCAGTCTGAGCTTGACCAGAGCAACGGGCGGTGGATCTGCGAAAACACGGGGATGTGGACCCGCGACGGTCTGACGTTTTTCAGCGCCGCGGATAATGAAATTCCGCCGCCGCGCTCCATCACATTCCATATCTGGACGGCGTACAGTCCGTTCACCACCTGGGTACAGAT